CTTGGGCAACACCAGTTATGAGCCCGGCCGCCTCTAGTGCGTCTGTGATCCGGCTAGCCTGTCGTTCGGCTACTTCTTCGGTCATGTTCACACTGGCGAGATTCCTGACGATGTGGCGGACGCGATCCTTTGCAACACCAGTGGTGGCAGCGGGGGCCTGTGTGTATCGAACCTCCGGCCCGATCGCCATCGGTACCGAGCAGCATTGGACGTCAAAGACAATGCCGTCGTGATTTTTGACGGAGGTCACGTACAAGTCACGCGGCAGGCTTGACCAATCAGACATGATCGCCCTCCGCTTCGCAAACCAACCAGCCGTTGCCCCCACAGGCTTGGCAAGGCTTGCCGTAAACGTCGGGGTGACTGAAGCCACAGCCCGCCTCATAGACGTGGATCGTCTCCAGAATCTCTCCAGACCCGCCGCAAGTCTCGCAATCTGCCAGAAACTCCGGCGTGTGATCTTCGCCAGTCAGTTGGCCTAACTTCTCAGCATCGGCCCGTAGCGCTTCCATCATTTCTTTGTTGAACATGGCTCAATTTCCGCAGCAGAAGTCGCAGCAGGACTGGTCGTCCTTGCAATAGCGACGTTGAGGATACTTTTCGGAAGGGCCGCCCTTGATGCAACGCTCACCCGGCACGGCCCCGCAAGCGGCGCAATCGCCATGGCCGATCCTCTTGCACAGATCGTCACCACTCTCAGCGGAACACTTCTGTTGCTCAGTCATGACACAAGCCTATCTATTCCGTAGGTGATGAGGATCGCAGCCAGAAGCCAGAGGCCGACCTTGATGGGGGTTTCTTTGCTCATGAATGCTCCGGCGATGACAGTGAGGACACCCTCATGATTGCGCGTCCGATTGCTTCCGGGATTTGGGGGATAACTGAGTTTCCGAGGGCTTTGACGCGACTGCGGTGTGCTGCAACGATAGACCCATCACCGCTTCGTAAGCCGTCGAGAGCATCGTCCAATCGACGCCACGCTCTAGCAGCTTCGTCGCCAAGCTCGGGGAGTGCCTGCTCCGCTGACTCAAGAATGCTTGGCCCTGAGAGATATCCCGAAAGTCGCGAGCTGCGGGGGTAGGCAACAATCCAGAGGCGGTCACGTCGATGGGGGAGACCGGCCTTGGATGCAGGAATGCAACGCCATTCCGCGTCATACCCGATCTCGGCCAAGTCCCCGAGAACTCGTCCAAACCCGGCAGAAAGGAGGCCTGGTACATTTTCCAAGATGATAACTTTTGGTCGTAGGTGAGCGGCCAGACGCTTGACTTCTCTCCATAGTCCAGTTCGCACGCCGTCAATTCCGACGCGGGCTCCCCACTGAGTTTGCCCGACGCTGGCGTCTTGGCAGGGAAATCCGGCACAGATGGCGTCAACGTCGGCTGCGACGCTATCGAGGGTTTGCACGTCATCATGGCAGGGGATACCCGGCCAGTGCTTGGCAAGGACCTTTCGGCAGAATGGATCGATTTCGCAGAACGCGACGGTTCGCATTCCTGCCCGCTCAAGTCCGAGCGAGAAGCTTCCGATGCCGCTGAAGAGGTCGAGGACATTCATGTTATTCCGTTGCTAAAAAGTCTCACTGGCACTGCCGTAGCGAGAGCCGTTACGTGATGGTGAGATTGCTGACCCACCACACGAGCAACGCGATGACGACGACACCCAAGATCAACCACCACATTTTCTTTCTCCGTAGTTCCGAAACTTTCTTGGCGATCATCACCAACACAATCGCAGGGCTCACCATCGCGAACAGGATGAGAGCGGTTTGCCAGTTCATCGCCGGACCTGGCGGCTTATGACTTCATGCGCAAGTTCGTGGTCTCCGCTCGCCGCGAACAGGCTCAGCGCCAGCACGAACGGATTGACGCCAAGATTCGTCCAGAAGTTAATTTCGTTTCCGGCATGCTGCTGGCGATGGCAGTATCCGCATAGTGGGAGCGTCCACATGTCGCTTGGCTTCTGCTGCATCCCGGTATTGCGCTTGCCGTACTCCATCCGTTCGGATCGAAGGTGCGCGGCTTCCGTGCAGATATCGTTCCCGCATGAAATACAGGGCAGGGAGCGAATGAAATCCAGGTGTGCCGCGTCCTTGGTTTGCTTGACCTTGAGCCTCACGCTGCCACCCCATCGTGAAACACAACGTTGTGGTTGGCGCCGAAGGCGTGGATAAGATCGATCAAATCCGTCATCTCCGCTTTCGATAGATCGGATGAGGACCGGCCAAGGCTCACGAATCCGTTGCCGTCGAGGTTAGGCACCATGCGGACTTCGCGCTTCAATGCGTCGAGGAAGATCAGTTTCCAGTCGTCGGCCGTTAGCCGAAGCCCATGCCACTTCACTTGCGAAGCAAGGTCGGTCAGCATGGCCCACATGCGATCGTTCTGGGGCAGGGAGCGCTTTGGCGCCTTAAACTCGACGCGCGTTCCTTCCGGCAGCTTGGCGGCCCATCGGGCGGCCTTCTGTCGCTCGGTGTCTTGAGTGAGAACGATAACGGCGCGTGTCATTGCTTCCCCCGAAGCGTAGATGTCAGCGGAATTCGGCGCTGAATGGTATGTCGTCGTCCATGTCTTCCTTGAGCGAACGGCCGGACGAGATTGGATCTGGCTTGCGAATGGTGGCCTGCGCTCGCTGGCTGATCGGCGCTTCCTGCTGGCTTGCCTGCGCATCTTTCGGCCTGACCGTGAAGGACAGCGACGGAGCATCAGGCGAAGCGCCTTCCTTGCGCTTCCACGCATTGATCCAGTATTCAACGCCGCCGACATTGATTGAGCCGGTAAAGTCTGCGTCCTGTTTGTCGGGCCGCTTCTTCTTGTTCGGCCAGATCGAGCCGCGATTGGTATTGTCGAAAGCCATTATTCTGCTGCCTGTTGGTTAGAGCTAGAACCGATGCGGTCCAGCGTGTCGTTAAGATGTTTTCTCATCGCTACCGGCATCTGAGCGATCGTTCCGGCGTTGCGCTCCTTGAGCTCGATTGCCTCTGCGGCGCTCGTGACAAAGTGCTTCACGACCTGGTTCGCGAAGGAATAGGCGACCCGACCGGCCCGAAGTCCCCAGCCGCAAGACGTGCAGAAGTCATCGTGGATCTGATCCAGCTTCTTTCGCTCGGCCTCCGGGATGCGATAGGAGTTGCCGGCAGCCTCAAGGGCGACCCATGGCGATTTCATCTCGTACAGGTAGCGGCCGACGCCCCAACGCACAGCGGCGCGCTTCAGGGCATCTGAAAGCATGCCCTTCTCGCCCTCAACGTCGGTAGCGCCGGCCCCGTCCGCCTTCCAAATCCAGGAGCCGTCCGGCATCTTCACGCCGATGTTGCAGACGATCGAGCCGTTGACGCCGGGCGTATAGTTGCACTGCCAGCCATCCGGGCCGCAGACGCCATCGAGGCGATCCATCACGGCGCGGGCGTCCATGTAGGCAAGGGCCATGCCCTTGGTCTTGTCCTTGGTGGTGCTGCCGATGCGCCAGTCGATCTCCTCGGAGGCGAAAGGCCGGCATAGTTCATCGAACATGTCTTGAGGATTCTCGAAGTTCATCGCCGGAATACCTTCACGTTCGAGGCTTCGGTATCCGTTGCGCGCAGCTCAGAGATGAGAAGATCAATCCGCCCCTTGATCGACCACAGATCGGCCTCGACTCTCGGGGTGAAGAAGGGGGCGGCGATTGTATCAGCGCGAAGCTTGACCAGCTCGGCGGTCGCCAACCACGCATCACGCGCGGCCATCTCAACTTTGTACTGAGCGATTTCCTGCGGGGTCTGCGGCTCTTCGGCCATATCGTCCTCCATAATCCTACGCAACTGGTTTTCGAGAGCTTCTGAGAGGTACATCACAGCACCCACTTTGCGATTGAGAACATGCCGAGACCGGCGATGACGCACGCGCAGAAAAGATCGATGCGGTTCTCGGGGATCATGCTGCCTCCACACGGAAGCAGTTGGCGAACACCTCGCCTTTGCACATCGCGACGAAATCTCGCTGCTTGCGGGAAAGCTCCTTGCCGTCCTCGGCCCACCGCTGGATCACGACGCCGCAAATGTCGTCGGTCGCATCGCGAGAGGTTCCGTTAGCGAGATCGATTGCGATGACTTGGCGAAGGTTCTCGACATCTTCGGCCACATCAACAATCACCGTGGCGCGGTCTACGAGGTCGCCGCTGATGTAGGGCTCATGACGGCCGCGAAGGATGAAGAACTGTTCGGCCGACTTGATCGGCAGGATGAACTCTCGGACGTTCTCTGGCGGAAGATGCTGGTTCATGGTGGTCTCCCCGTTCGATGGAGGGACACTACCAAAACGGTAGGAGAATGCAATAGGGTCTACGAAATATTTTTAGCCAAAATGGTAGGAGGCCAAAAATGCAATTGGCCGCATTGGTTTAGTGATTCCGAAAAAGCTCAGTTCTGCCGGCGCATAGCCGCGATAATGCGGAGGGCCTGTTCCTGCACCTCCGGGGGCTGATCGCGAAGCAGGGCATCCGCACTGGGTCGGTCAGGGGACCTGTAGAGATCCACTACCTCGATCCCAAGCACCCAGGCAATGGCCGCCTTGGCGTCATCATCCGGCTTACGCTTGCCCGTCTCCCAACGCGAAATGGTCACATCGCTCGTTTCTAGGCGGTCTGCGAGCTGTTGCTGGGTAAGGCCACGGTTCTCCCGCCATTCCGCAAGGAACAACTGGACGGGCTTCCTAGGTCCAATACGAGGGGGCATACACACAGAGTACCTACCATTGTGGATAGCTCCCATGACCAAAAAGGTAGGACGGTAGGGTTGCGTGTCCTACCGTATTGGTTTAGAAGCCAAGGCATGGCTGAGAACAACCATCCGTTGGCGCGATATCGTCGTGAACATGGCCTGACCCAGGCAGCTTTGGCGAGTGAGCTGGGTGTGTGGCCGCTGACGGTGTGGCGCTGGGAAAATGGTGAGCGCACGCCGCGCCCCAAGGACGCGAGACGGATTTCACATCACACGGGAATCTCCGTTGGAGACCTGATTGAGGCGGGGGCCGAATGAGACTCGCGAAGAAATTGGTTCTTGATCATTTGCGCGGCATCGCCGGGCAGGGGAAGACGAAGGCGCAAGCTGCGCAAGAGACAGGGCTTGCTTACAGCTATATCTGCACACTGGCCAAGAAGAATGACATCAAATTTATTCGCCAGAAAATGGCAGAGCGCCCGTCTCTCAGGCTGCGAGCCGAGGATATGCGCCAGCGGTACGAGAATGGCGAAACTCTTGAACAAATTGGCATTCGCTATAACCGAACGCGAGAGCGCGTCCGCCAGATTTTGACTGACAGGTTCGGCATTTGTGCCCGCGATGGCGGTCAAGCGGAGATAGCTCGGCGCGGCCGGCGAGATCGACAAAAGGCGCGCGATGCGCGGTCGATGCGAGCGTGGGGATGCACCCACAATCAATATCTTCAGATCCTCAAGTATGAAGGCAAGCCAACATACGCATACTGGGCGCAACGGAAGAACGCGATAAACCGGGGCATCTCTTGGGAGTTGAACCTCTGGCAATGGTGGTCGCTCTGGCAGCAATCCGGCTATTGGCCTGAGCGCGGTCGTGGTCGCGGCTATCAGATGTGCCGTTTGAATGACGTTGGACCCTATTCGGTAGACAACATTTACATCGCTAAGGGCGACGACAACATGCGCGACTATTGGGTTAACCGCAGAGCCGCCGCCCTGGAGCTCGCTCAATGACCTCGGCGCCGATCCATCAATTGCGAGAGATTGAAGGCTTCCTGAGCCGCAGCGCTGACCTCTCTGCTGTTGACCACAAGCTGGTCGGCTCGCATCACGCAACTGTACAGCCAATGGATCGTGCCGCCCCGCCTTATCCCGCAGATCATGCGGACATTGGGGCCGTCGATCTCCGTAACGACTTCGCTGATCAGATACTCCGGCAAGCCGTATGTATCGGGAATGGTAGTTGTCGGCTCCTCCAGTGCGCTCATTGTTCTTCGCTCCAGGCCGCGCTCGTGACGGCGGGAACAGTAAGCAACTGTCGGACACCCGACACAAGTAAACTTTCTCTCCATCCGCAATCATACGGTCGGTTTCAAATGTGGAACCTTTCGACTGGAGGGCGAGCATGACTTCTTTGTCAGAATCGAGCCGCCGGGAAGTTGACGGGGGAGTCCAACTCCCCGGCGCTCTCTTGGGTGACGCATCACACACACCCAATTCCAATTCAGTTGCCGTCTCGCCTCTTACCTCCCGGCGCAGGCGGTTCAACTCTCGCCCTAAGAATGGCGAGCCTTTTATTGACGATCGCGAGCTCCTCGCGGGCTTGCTTTTCTTCCTCATTCCTCTTGCGGCTGCGTTCGTCGTTCTCGCGACTGCATTCATCTATGCGGCGTTCGTTGCGTAGCCGGTTGAGAATAAGCGCGGCGTGAAAGCCGATGCTTTGGAATGCCATTTGTCCCACGAACTGAAGGTGTTGCGTCATGGGTGAGAAGATGAACCCCAAACGTTGGGAGGCCAACGTGAACACTCCCAAAAGGCTTGGGAGGATCGAAAATGTCTGATGCCGCGTTGATGCTCCGTGAGTTGTCCTACCCGTGGGAGCCGGGCGAGAAGATCAAGAGCGTGATCGATCGGACCTCGCGCATGTGCCGACTGAGTTACTGGCGCGCGTTCGACATCTGGTATCGCAAGGCCCGCCGCGTCGAGGACTACGAGATTGCCCAGATCGCGGAAGCCCTCCGCATCAAAAATGAAAAGGCGGCGCGGAATGAACTCCATGAACTCAAGCTCCGGCTTGCCAGGCTCGAAGCCTCCCTTTCTTCGGGAGATCAGGACTTCCATCGCCCGTCGATTGATTTCGCTCGGGACGCTATGCGCAAGGCTGGCCGTTGAGATCGCACCCTGGATCGACGATGACCCACGATAGCTTCACCCACATTCACGATTCAGATCCACCACAAGGTTGAATAGCCCGCCAGCATCACCAACGCTGGCAAGTAAGGAGCAGGGGATGACAGCCGGAATAGTGACGAACTATTGGCGCAAGGAAGACATTGATCTTTTGAAGCGCCTTGTGGACGCAGACGTGCCGAACGCCGATATTTGCGAGCGGCTAGGGCGCTCTTTGCTATCGGTAAAGGCCAAGATAGCCCGCCTCAGGATGCCTGCCAGGCGCCGAACAAATCGGTCGTCGTGGTCGTCGGAATCCTCAAAGCATCTATTGATGCTGCGCGATGAAATGGGGCTAGGCTGGACTGAGATCGGCAAGCGGTTGAACCGCGCGGGCTCCAGTTGCCATACCCACTATTATATCCTCAAGAACCCGACAGTCCCGCACGTTGTAATGCAGCGCGCGCCGGTATGCTCTGAGACAGTTGAGGAATGGCGCCGCCGGCAATCGCTCTCGCCGGAGACGATAACTGCGGCATTCTTCGGCGACCCCCTGCCTGGTTATTCCGCCCTTGACAGGAGGGCATCATGACCCCGCTCCACGTCATGATCCGCAGGATGCAGAGGCTTCCGGTCAAGCATCGCATTGCTCACATCAAGTCACTATTGCTGGTTGAGAAACCGTATAGCCAGCGGCGCTGCGAGCTCGAAGATTTGCTTCAGGTCGAGGTGCTGAGGCAGTTGCGCAAAGAGATCCGCGCAGCATGATCCTTCTCCATCTGCCTTGGCCGCCAAGCGTCAACAGTGCGAATAACTTTGGCCGCAAGGGCTATTTCCCGAGCAAGGAAAAACAGGCGTTCGTGCGCGATGCAAATGCCCTTTTCCTGACCCAGAAACGGGCGCTGAACGGCCAGAAGATCATGGGGCCGTTCACGTACCACCTGACGCTCAACCGCGCCCTGCGGCATCCGCTGGCCGATGGGGACAATAGGGGAAAGTACCCGCTCGATTGCGCCCAGAAGTTTGGCCTGATCGAGAACGACAAACTCGCGGAAGGCGGATCCTGGTCGTGGGGCGAATGCGAGCACGGCGCCATGCTGAGTATCCATCCAGTAACTGTTGCGTCTGCGTCATCCGAAACACAGCAGGGGAACGAAAATGGAAGCGGGAAGCAACAGCCAGCTTAAATCGCTGGTTGAGCGCATAAACAAGCTGATGGATGATCGCGATGAGGTATCGTCGGACATCCGCGACGTATTCTCCGAGGCAAAATCTGTCGGATATGATCTACCGGCATTACGCGCAATTATCAAAGCCCAACGTGAAGATGCAGAGAAGCGCCGCAACCGCGAGGCGATGATCGATCTTTATAGCAGCGAGCTGGGGATCGAATAGCTGTGGCGCGAATCCGGTCTATCAAGCCTGAGTTCTGGACATCTGAACAGGTCATGGAATGTTCGCCGAATGCTCGGCTAATGTTCATTGGCATGTGGAATTTTGCCGACGATTGCGGCCGGCTGCCGTGCTCACCAAAAACCATAAAGGCGCAGATTTTTCCGAGCGACGACATAGCGCTCGATTCCATTCGCGGAATGATCAACGAACTATCATCGAATGGTCTGCTATTGATCTATTCGATTGAAGATAAAGACTTTTTGCAGATAACGGGCTGGTCTCACCAGCGCATCGACAAGCCCCAACCTGCGAAGTATCCAGCTCCGTTCTTCGATGAGTCCGATATCATTCCACGAACGCTCCCGCCTGATAGGATAGGAGAGGATAAGAAGGGAAAGGAAAAGATCATTCGTGCGGCTTCGCCTTCGAGTGAGGACTTTGAGGAGTTTAAGCGGGACTATCCTAAGCGGGCAGGAAACTACGGCTGGAAGGCTGCCGAGAGAAAATATCTCGCGCTGGTCAAGACCGGCGTATCCCCGAAAGCGATCAGCCTGGCCGTCAAGCGCCATGCCGAGGAGATGCGAAAGCTCAAACGGATCGGGACGGAGTTCGTTCCAATGCCGGCGAGCTGGCTTGGTGCTGAGGATTTCGTTTTCGTGGCGGTCAACTCGTTCAACGACGAGCCTAAGCCGGTCGATTGGGAGAATATTGTTTCGTTCTACGCGCGTACTCGACACTGGTCCCGAGAGGCTGGGCCAGATCCGGAATCGCCGGCCTGTCGCGCGCCGGCTGAAATCTTGTTGAAGCACGGCATTCAACCCACGGGGGCATCACATGGCTGAGACGATTCTGACACCACGACAACGGCAGGTTTGCGATTTGGTTTGCCGAGGCCTCACTAATAAGCAAATCGGTAGGCAACTCGGCATCAGTCACCGCACGGTCGAGGATCACCGGGAAGAAATCTTCAGGGCGTTCGATGTGCATAACGCGGTTGGTCTGATCTTCAAGGTGATGGAGGCCCGCGTTGTCGCTTAATTATGGTCCGACTGCCGAGCGCCTCGCCAAGGCCGCTGGAGACTTCGTGGTAGGCGACGACAAGCAGGGCACCAAGGTCTATCATTTTCTCGATACCCCTCTGGCTCGCTTCTACAAGCGTTTGGGGGCGGAAGATAAATCAGATGCCGCAACTGATCAAATCCGACATGAGTTCGTTGCGCTGATGAAGTACCGAGACCATTGGTATTATTCCGGCCTTGAGGCGCGCGTGGGCGGGATCGACATGGACCGTGTGCAGACTTCGGCTGGTGCATTGTTGGGCGGGGAAAGGCAAGCCCATCACATGCACGTTTACAAAAATGCCGTGGCAATGCTGGGCATGTGGCCATCGCATGTTGTGGAGCATATCGTTTGCCTAGACCGGCCGATATCGCAGTGCTCAGCTTTTGGTATCGCGATCAGCCCGCACATCTTCCGCAAGATGCTTCGAGATTCCGCGAGGCGCTTGGTCGAGTTTTGGAAGATCGCATGACACCGTGTTCCACCGGATTCCAACCCTTTAACGAATCATCTATACGCGAGATCAGCATCCGAAATTACGCCCGCATGGAGAAATCCAGAGCGGGCGTTTCCATTTCGGGCGGCCTGAGCAAACCGTCGTGCTGCTCCCCCTGCTGATGCGCCCTTTAGGTGCGCCGAGCCGACCCAGCCAGCGCCGCCCGAAACCCACAGGACCGAACATGACCAAGAAGCAGCGCAAGATGCTTGTCCGGATGATCGTCAAGGGCGAAGCCATGATTGCCAAGATCGATGGCAAACTCATTCCGGTTTCTAAAATCTGATGGTGAGTGTGATCGGCGTCATATCCGTTGGGCTGTGTATCCTCGGGGCGCTGGCGATCATCTACCTGATTTTGCTGCTGACCGTATTCAACCCGTTCCGGAGCGGTCACTGATGGGCGATCTTGTCCACATGCGCGATTTCAAGCGCAAAGAGGAACGCGAGGCGGCAGACGTTAGGCTTGCCAAGCAGGTGATGGGGCTTGATACCGCGCCTTGCGAATTGCCGCAGGCATGGCCTGATTTCAATCATCAGCCTGAGAAAGACCCCGCATGACCATGGGCGTCTTCGACTTCAAGGCAATCAGGCGCAAGCTCGACTGCCAGGAGCAGAAGGCCGAGTTTGACGAGAAGAACCCGAAGCCTGAGCCGGCAATGAAGATCGTTTGGACGCCTGAATGGGGTTATGGAACGCCTGTGCCGTCCAATTGGGAAACATTCATAGGCGTGAAGCTGTGATGATCTCTTGCTCGCATTGGGGAATGTTCTTCGTTCCCGTCAATTCAGGTGCAGCCAACTGCATGTACCAATACCTCAATTTCGGAGAGCTTTCATGAGCGAACTAATCCGCCAGCGCAAGCGCTTGGCAATGGGCGAGGGCCTTGTTGAAATCCCAGGGATCGAGAATCCATTCTGCCAGGTCAAGAGCTCCGACATCCCGCGCGGCGAGATGAAGGACGGCCGGCGCAAGGGATCTGATCAGGATCACGATGGGGACAAATACTAGGACCGTTTCGGTCCAAACTAGAGGAATTAGACTATGGCGCTGGGCAGGAAAACCGGCGGAAGGCAGAAGGGGACACCGAACAAGCTGACCGGGAATCTGAAGGAACAGATTCTAGAGGCGGCAACGCGAGCTGGCGACGGGGACATTGCGAATTACTTGGCGGTCCAAGCTAGAGTAAACCCAGGTCCGTTTATGGCGCTGCTAGGCAAGGTGCTCCCGATGCAGGTGACGGGCGAGGATGGCGGGGCCATCAAGCTTGAGACCATCCAGCGCACGGTCGTCAGTGCTAAACATACCAACGGCTGAGGTCTTTGTCCCGCTATTGCAGCCAGCCCGATACAAGGGGGCGCATGGCGGTCGAGGCTCCGGCAAATCGCATTTCTTTGCGGAGCTGATGGTCGATGATCATTACCGCACTCCTGGCCTTCGCTCGGTTTGTATTCGAGAGCATCAAAAGAGCCTGAAGGATTCGGCCAAGCGGCTGATCGAAGACAAGATCCAATCATTGGGTCTTGGGTCTCACTTCGAGGTGCAGACTGACCAGATAAAATCGCGTGGTGGCGGCGTTATCCTGTTCCAGGGTATGCAGGATCACACGGCGGAATCGATCAAGTCGCTGGAAGGTTTTAACCGTGCATGGATCGAAGAAGCGCAGACGCTTAGTGCTCGCAGTCTCTCGATGCTGCGTCCTACTATTCGCGCCGAAGGCTCTGAGATCTGGGCCAGTTGGAATCCCAGGCGTAAGGTTGACGCGATTGACGAGTTTCTGCGTGGCGCGCCACCGGAAGGCTCAATCGTTGTAGAGGCCAACTGGCGGGATAATCCTTGGTTCCCCTCTGTGCTGGAGGCTGAGCGATTACTTGACCTCGAACGGTATCCCGAGCGCTACGGGCATATCTGGGAAGGCGAGTATGCGAAGGCGTTTGAGGGGGCTTACTTCGCAACGCTATTAAGCAAGGCTCGGCTGGATAAACGCATCACGCGGCTTCCTGTCGATCCTATGATGCCAATCCGTGCGTTCTGGGATCTTGGTGGTGCCGGCGCCAAGGCCGATGCGATGGCGATCTGGCTAGTGCAGTGGATCGATCGCGAGATTTGTGTGGTGGACTACATCGAGGGCGTTGGGCAGACGCTTTCGTATTATGTGAACGAGTTGAGGCGGCGCGGTTATGGCAGCGCAATATGCTACCTGCCGCATGACGGTGTTGCCACCAACAACATCACCGGCAAGCGTTACGCCGACCATCTGAGCGACGCTGAGTTTGATGTGCATACCGTTCCAAATCAGGGAGCGGGGGCCGCGATGATGCGGGTTGAGGCTGTCAGGCGCATTCTGCCGCGCTGTGTGTTCGATGAGGCCAAGACGGAATCGGGCAGGGATGCCTTGGGCTTCTATCACGAGCGCAAGGACGAGGCGCGGAATGTGGGGCTTGGTCCTGAGCACGATTGGTCGAGCCATGCTGCGGATGCGTTTGGTTTGATGGCGGTTTGTTACGAGGGCTCGGACAAGGCAATGACGATTGACGGGCTGTTCGACAGTGGATGGTCCGATACTACCCGCTCCAGCATTACGGGGTACTGATCCAATGTCGTGGGACGAGAAATATTGGATGGGAGTTGGTCTCGCCTTTTTGGGCGGCATGATCCCGGTTCTCGCTGTGCTCTTGAAGGCTTTTGTGGGCTGATGTTTGACGCTGCAACATTGCGCGAAGAGCTCGCGGTCATGGAAGACAAGCTGAAGCAGAGCCCGCGCAACGATGAACTCTTGAACCGATACATGCTTTACGCGCGCAAGCTGCGCCAGAAGGAATTTGAAGACAATGGCTATGTCGCCGCGCGGTCGAGCGTAACGGGGTACTGATGCTGCATTTCAGGGGTGAGGTCCAAGAAGTCAAGTTTGGCTTCAATTTCTATCCATGGCGGGAGCGCGCATCTAGCCTTGGGTTTGTGTTCAACGCAGGCCGTCTTTACTGGACGTTCCGGTATTCGACGCGAATTGGTCGGTTGTTCAACTACGTTGAAATGGCGAAATGAACGACCTCGCCGCCGCCCCCGTAATGCCGACTGGAATGTCCGCGCAGAACCCGGAAGGCGTTGCCACGACTGCTCAAGCGACTGGTCCCGATCAGGAGCACATCGGTAAGCTCAAGAAGTGGATCGACGCGGTCAACATCGCGGACGACCTCGACGAGACCCTGCTGACCACGATCGGCGCGCGGGTTGTCGAGGAATACAAGATTGACGACAACAGCCGGGCTGACTGGAAAACCAAGACCCAGGAAGCCATGGACCTCGCCATGCAGGTTGCGAAGGAGAAATCCTTTCCGTGGCCCAAGGCAGCGAATATCATCTATCCCTTGGTGACGACGGCGGCGACGCAGTTCGCGGCCCGTGCCTACCCCGCGATCATCAACGGCAGGAGCATCGTTAAAGGCGTTGTGGTGGGTCAGGACAAGGGCACGCCGCAAATCGGCCCCGATGGCACCCCAGTGATGCAGAACGGCCCACAAGGACCGCAGCCGGTCTGGGCTGTGCCTCCTGGTGCAAAGCGTATCAAGGCAGATCAAATCGGCGATCACATGTCCTGGCAGCTCCTTGATGAGCAGCCGGAATGGGAGCCAGAGACCGACCAGCTCTTGCATGTGCTGCCGATCGTTGGTGGAGCAGGACGCAAGAGCTATTTCGACCCGAGCAAGGGACGCAACGTCTCGACCTACGTTTCGTTGATGAAGCTGGTGTGGAACTACGGGGCGAAATCGTTCGAGGTTGCGCCGCGCCATACGGAAGAGATTGAGTTCTATCCGCGTGAGATGGAGGAGAACTATCGCGCGGGTATCTGGAAGAAGCCGGATACTCCGTTCGGAGAGGCTGAGGGCGCAGAGGGCGACCGTGACAAGCCTCATGTGTTCCTGGAGCAACACCGATATTGGGATCTGGACGAAGACGGTTATCCCGAGCCGTATGTCGTCACGGTTCACAAGCCGTCGCAGAAGGTCGTGCGTATTGTCGCGCGGTATGACGCTGACGGGATTCATTTTAGCGCCGCTACGCACAAGATCAGCAAGATTGTTCCGGTTGAATACTATACGCTGTATTCATTCCTTCCCAATCCTGATGGTGGTTCTTACCCGATCGGCTTTGGTCAACTCCTGCGGCCAATTAACGAAGGCATCAACACCGTTCTGAACCAGATGCTGGACGCTGCAACGCTCCAGAACGCTGGCGGCGGCTTCATTGGCAAGGGATTGTCCATGAACGCGGGCGCCATTCGCTTCCAAATGGGCGAATACAAGACGGTCAACGTCTCCGGCGGGACGCTCAAGGAAAACATCGTCCCGATGGACTTCAAGGGGCCGTCTCCTGTCCTGTTCGAGCTCCTGGGCTTCCTGGTTGAGGCCGGCAAGGAGATCGCGGCCGTCAAGGATGTGCTGACGGGCGACCAGAAAGCGTCCAACGTGCCAGCGACGACCACGCTTGCGCTCATCGAGCAGGGCCTGAAGGTCTTCACGGCAATCTACAAGCGGGTTCATCGTGCTCTCAAGAGCGAGTTGAACAAGCTTTACCGGCTGAACCGCATCTATGGTCAGCAGGAAATGCAGTTCGAGGCCGGCGGCGAGTGGCAATCGGTCCTGAAGCAGGATTACCAGACTGGATCGGGTGTCCAACCCTATTCCGACCCGTCGATGGTGTCGGACATGCAGAAGATGGCCCGCACACAGTTCCTGTTGGGCTTCCTGCCGACGCCGTTCGTGAACCCGATTAAGATCCTTGAGCGCGCTTTTGACGCGGCCGAGATTGAGAACCCGGAAGAATTGCTGAACGAGCAGCCGGCGCCGAATCCTGAGATTGCGGCCAAGGGCATGGAGCTCGAAATCAAGGGCCATGAGGCTCAGGCCAATTCGAAACTGAAGGATGCGCAGTCTGTTGCGGCCTATGCGAGCGCGATCAAGTCGCTTGCGGACGCTGATGCGGCCGTGGGAGCGCAGCATCTGGCCTGGCTCGACAAGGTTCTTAAGGCCCATGAGATCGAGGTTGATGCCGCAATGGCGCCGACCAAGGGCGCGGATGGGTCGAGCAAGCCGGCAGGAACGCCGCCCAAGACACCCAATCTGGCGCATCCCATCGTACCCGGCATGTCCAACAGCGTGCAGCCTGATATTTCGGACACCGACCAGATGGATGGCGGGCTCAAGGGTGATCCTGACGGGAATCTGAGGATGGACCCGGATAGCAAGTTTGCTGCTGATCATGCGAGGCCAGTGTGAACGTCTCGAAAGAGCAGTTCAATCTTTGGAAGCACGATCCAGTTAGTAAGGCATTCCTCGCATTCCTCAGGGATAAGCGGGAATACCTGATCAATCGCGTCAGTGAAATGTGGGTTGACGGCACAGAGATTCCGCCGGCAGTTCGCGGCCAGGTCATTGAGCTTGGCGAGATAGCAGACCTCCAATTCGAGGTCTTAGAGGCATTCTACAAACCAGAGGAAGACAATGGCGCTGAACCCCAAGGTTCTGTCGGTTAGTCGCGTCGAGTATATCCCGGCCCCGTGGTCGGGCACGAACAAGTCAGGCTGCACCCCGGTTGGGGATCGTGTCTTGATCCTGCCCGATATCGCAATGACCAAATCGCAGGGCAATATTGCCCTTCCTGATGACGTTGTGGAGCGCATGCAACTCTCGGCATCGTCCGGCGTCATTGTCGAGGTTGGCGACGACGCATTCGTCTGGAATTCAGACCGAACCCGTCCGTTTGGCGGCTACAAGCCGAAACCGGGCGATCGGGTGCATTTCGAGAAGTACGCCGGCAAGGAAATCGTCGGCGACGATGGCGCGAAGTATCGCATCTGCGATGATAAAGCCATCGGGGCGATCAGGAAATCCTAACAGGAAAATCAGTCATGACAGAAGCTAACCTGGCGGAAGCCGGGAATGACGGCGCATTGCCGGAAGCCAACGAGGCCGAGGCGAAAGCCCGGCGCCTTGGTTGGGTTTCGAAGGAAGAATTCAAGGGCGACCCCGACAAGCACCGCTCCGCAGAAGAGTTCTTGCAGCGCGGCGAGACGATCCTCCCCATCTTGCAGCGCGATAACAAGAAGCTGCACGACACGGTTTCCCGCTTCGAAAAGGAGCTGAAGGAAACCAAGGAAGCCGCTGCTGGCGTTGAAGACCTGATCCGCAAATCAGCGGAGCGGGAATACAAGAAGCAGCTTCGCGATCTCGAACGCAAGCTTGATGCTGCAATTGAGACCGCAGACGTAACGCAGGCCCGCCAGATCAGGGCTGAAATCTCCGAGCTTCAGACCGGCGAACCCGCTCCGAAGCGCGAGACCAAGCCGGTCGGTGAGCCCGATAAGCCCCAGGTTGATCCCGAAATCCAGTCTTGGATTGATCAGAACGACTGGTTCAACAAGTCGGTTGCCCTTCGCGGGTATGCGACTGAGGTCTACGGCGACCTCGAAAAGCAATTTCCCGGCAAAAGCCGTTCGGAACTGCTTGCAGAGACCAAGCAGAGGACCGTGGAGCGCTTCCCGGAGAAGTTCGGTGTCAATCCCAAGCGCGAAGGCGCGGCTGCTGTTGCGGCTCCTGGAGGGGTTGCAGGCACCAAGAAGCCTGCTGGCCGGACTTATGACGATTTGCCCGCAGAGGCCAAGAAAGCCTGCGACAAGTTTGTCAAGAATATTCCGGGCTACACCAAAGAGAAATACGTCAAAGATTACGAATGGGATTGAGGCAGATGAACGAACCAGTGATCGACCGTCGCACCCGCGCTTACCGCGAACAGGCACAGACGGACATGAACGCTCCGGCAGCTCCGGCTACGGATCTCCCGCAGCGTCCAGCACGCAAGCCCTTTGGCTCAATGAGCCTCAAGCTCGATTATCCCCAAAGGGAAGGTTTCCATCGTCATTGGTTCAATGACATCCCCGGCCGCGTTGGTCGTGCTCTTGAGGCAGGTTACGAGCACGTCAAGGGCCACGATGGCAAGCCAGTGAGCAGAGTTGTCGGTACCGCCGAGGGTGGCGGGGCTCTGACAGCATTCCTGATGGAAATCCCTGAGGAATGGTACAACCAAGATATGGCCCAGGAACAGAAGGTCATCGACGCCAAGGAAGAGTCGATGCGCCGTGGTGTTGCTGACGGCCCCGAAGGCGAAGGTCAGTACGTGCCCAAGCAGGGCATCAAGATCTCGTCCAAAGGCTAACTCAACAGCCTTTTTCGTTTCACCCGTGCCGGCCAATGGCTGAGCGCGATGCTTTATCACGCCTTTTAAGGACACCCTTATGGCAAACGCGAACGTTCCGCGTGGTTTCATTCCCTATGAAACCATCTGGGGCCAGAAATACAATGGCTCCTTCAATACCTACTATGTCCCGTCGTCTTACGGCACTGCTCTCTATGTCGGCGACCCCGTCAAAATGGTCTCCGCATCGAGCGACAACTACGGTACCCCTGGCATCAATCTGGCGGCTACTGGCGACACCGTGCTTGGTGTTGTGGTCGGCATCATCAACGGCGGAGATCCCGGCGCGATGAACACCGTCACCCGCGATCTGCCGGTGTATCACCCGGCCTCGACCGCGCAGTATCTGGCTATCTGTGACGATCCGAACATCCTGTTCATGATTCAGGACGACGCATCGACCCAGGCGACTGCTCCGAACCTGTGGGTTGGTAAGAATGCCAACTTCGCTGCTGGTTCCGGCGGTTCGACTGTCACGGGTTATTCGAGCTATCAGCTCAATGCCTCCACGGTCGCGACCACCAACACGCTCGATCTCAAAATCGTTCGTGCCTTGCAGCAGCCCGACAACACCATCGGCACCTCTGCCAACACCAACATGAATGCCAAGTGGCTGGTCAAGCTCAACAAGTCGTTGTGGGCTAACCAGACTGCTGGTTCTTAAAGGAGGCGTAACACATGGCTACGATTACCACTGGTACGCATCCCAAAGCACTTTGGCCCGGCATCAAGGAGTGGTGGGGCCGGTCCTATTCGGAGCACCCGGAAGAGTACGTTGATCTCTTCGACAAGGAGACTTCCGACAAGGCATACGAAGAGGACGTGGAAATCACCGGCTTCGGCCTGGCTCCCGTCAAGGCGCAGGGCACCGCGATCAACTACGACGTTGAATCGCAGGGCGCGGTCACTCGTTATACGCACGTTGCGTATGCGCTTGGCTACGTCGTGACCTTCGAGGAATTGCGTGACGATCTCTACGAGGTCGTGTCGAAGCGGCGTGCGAAGCAGCTCGCCTTCTCGATGCGCCAGACCAAGGAGAACGTCGGCGCGAACGTGTTCAACCGTGCGTTTTCGTCCAGCTATACGGGCGGCGACGGCGTGAGCATGATCAACTCGTCGCACCCGACCGTTGCCGGCAACCAGTCGAACGTTCTGACGACTGCTGCGGATATGTCGGAAGCGGCGATCGAGGATCTGACGATCCAGATCATGCAGGCGCAGAATGCCAAGGGCCTTCGCATCTCTCTGATGCCGCAGTCCCTGCACGTTCCGGTTCAGCTTTTCTACGAAGCTAACCGCATCCTGAAGTCGGTCCTTCAGAATGACTCGTCCAACAACGCAATCAACGTGTTGAAGGCGACGAACGTGTTCCCCAAGGGCATCAAGATGAACCACTACTTCACGTCGGCAACGGCGTGGTTCATCCGCACGAATGCTCCTGCGGGCCTGAAGATGTACGAGCGCGACGCCGTTACCTTTGACCAAGATAACGACTTTGATACGAAAAACGCCAAGGCAGCCTGCTACGAAAGATACTCAATGGGCTGGTCTGACTGGCGCGGAGTGTTCGGGACGCCCGGGGTGTGACACTATAATTGACAAATAGTACAGAGCACGGCATACTGGCTCCTAGCAATAGGAGGTTGGGATGCCGTGCTCTGCTTGTGGGAATGAAAAGATATTAGCTCGTGGGCTTTGCGGGGCCTGCTACACCAGATTGCGTCGCAACGGATCAGTCGCAAGAAAGTACGTAATCAACCTCGGTTCTTGTTCTGTTGACGGTTGTGGGAAAGAAGCGTTTTCCAAAAATCTCTGCCTTACGCACTACAACAAAGCTCAGCATCCAATCAGAAATACCTGGAAGCTCATAAGGAGCAGGTATGTGGGTGAATACCCTGCGGCATGGGATAGGTTTGAGAGATTTCTGGAAGATGTTGGAGAGAGGCCAACGCCAAGGCATCAGCTAAGGCGTATTGATCAAACCAAAAACTACAGCAAATCAAATATTCGATGGGTTGAGCCGGTACCAACTCCTCAGAGTATGACGAAGCAAGAGCGAGCGGTATACGGCCGCGAATGGCATCTGCGCCGTCGTTTCAAGCTTACGGGCGACGAGTTTGCTAAAATGCTAGCCGCGCAGAATGGTGTTTGCGCTATCTGCGGCGCCAAAGAAACGCATACGCACAAGAGCGGGAAGCTAAAAGAACTCTCAGTGGATCATTGCCACGATACCGGGAAGGTGCGCGGCTTATTGTGCGTCAACTGCAATCGTGGACTTGGATACTTCCAAGACGATATAGAGCGCATCAATCGCGCCATCGACTACCTGAGGAAATCTACTACCTAACCCGCTGAAGAGCGAAATTGACCAAACTAGCCGCCTCCGGGCGGCTTTTTCTTTGCCCTTAACCGCTGCTCACTGGGGGCAGCAAGGAGAATTGACATGACTACCGCAATGAAAGGCCCTCTGGTTATTTACGGCCAGCGTCCGCCGATTGGAACTGGTGCGACCGGCTCTGAAAATCCCTATCTCGCCCCGTCGATGCTCTATGGTGGCGTTGGCTACCTAGACAGTCGCGCTGGCTACAACACCACCAAGGCTGGGTGTGTCGGCTTTGTCGGTGGCGATCTCTTGGTGCTTGATGCGACCCCGGCTACCTTGTCGGCGGTCAATATCGCGGCCTCTCAGTCTCCCGGCGCTGGTGCAATCACGCTGGTGTCGACGACTGGCGCTGGTGTCACCGTTACCTCTGCCGCTCAATACATGCCAGCGTCTGGCGTGACGATTCCGGCTGGTACGCTAGCCCTTGATGGCGCGACTGGCTTTATCGGGTATGGCCGTGCCTCGAACGCCAATAGCGGGCAGTACGAGATCAGCGCTTATGATCCATCGACGCTGCTTTCGCGTGCCATTCGTCTTGTTTCTGGTAGCAACGACAGCGGTATTACCTTCACGGTCTCTGGTTGGGATATCTACGGCTTCCCGATGACGGAAACCATTACTGGCGCCAACGCCGGCACGGCAAACGGCGCGAAGGCTTGGAAGTACATTTCCGGCATTACGCACACTGGCACGGTTGCTGGCACGCTGACCATCGGAACTCAGGATGTGATCGGCCTGCCGCTTCAGGCTCTCCGATTTGGTCGCCTTGAGATCGCCTACAACAACGCCTGGATCACGGCGAATACCGGCTTCACGGCGGCTGTTACGACCTCTCCGGCCACTGCGACCACTGGCGATGTTCGCGGCACCTATGCGCTTCAGTCCGCCTCGGACGGTACGAAGACCATTCAGGTTTTCATTACCATCCCGCCGGCCAACCTGAACACGGTCAACGGCGCCGCCAGCGTCTACGGCGTCACACAGGCCTAAGCGCCATCAACATCAACTTAAGGGGCTCTTTCGGGAGCCCTTTTTCTTTTGGAGAATGATTGATGGCAACTCTCTATGTTGCAGAGTTTGAACGGCCTCGGAATCAGTGGGTCAACATTGCAAATGCGCCTCCGGTAGCCGAGCAGACCGTTGCGATTGGTGGCGCGAGCACGGCAACCACGAACGCATTTGGTAACTCCACCGCCATGATCCGTGTTCACACCGATGCAATTTGCTCAATTGCAATTGGGTCTAGCCCGACCGCTACGACCAGCAAAATGAGAATGGCTGCTGATCAGACTGAATATTTCAGCGTTTCGCCCAACATGAAAATCGCAGTGATCAGCAACACCTAATGGCACCCAGGACAACCTACGCCAACCTATCGGACGGGCTTCAAAACCTATCCCTGTGGGATCAGTCGCTTGCCGACATGGGTTCGCTTGGCGTTACCCCATGCACAGCGGCTGGCACGAATGCGATCGTTCTTACTCCGATCGCAACGGCGTTTGCCCCTACCGTCTCCACGCCGCCCAGGCAGCTTCAGAGCTTCTCATTTGTTGCGACTGCGACTTCGACAGGATCTGTCACCGTCAACGGCCTTAAGCTTTACAAGGAAGACGCAGCGACCCAGGCTGCTGCTGGCGATATCTCGATCAACGTTCTCTATGGTGTCGTCTACAATTCCGCGCTGAACGGCGCTGCTGGCGGCTATCAAATCGTCTTCCCGGTCACGAGTATCATTAATCCGGTCATTACGGGAGCCACTATCTCTGGCTCTACGATCACAACGTCCACCTATAACGGAAATACGTGGACGGCTGGCACCGGAACACTAACGATTGCCGCTGGGAAGACGGAGACGTTCAACAATACGCTGACATTCGCCGGCACTGACGGGACGACGATGACGTTCCCCGGAACCAGCGCATCGATTGCAAGGACTGATGCGGGCCAAACCTTCACGGGGACGAATGCTTTCGGCGCCCTGACCGCTACCACGTTCAACGGCAACACGCTGACCGCCGGAACCTACACGCTTACAGGCGCGTCATCCAAGACGCTTACTTTCAATAACAGCCTGACGCTTTCCGGTACCGATTCAACAGTGATGACGTTTCCGGCGACCTCGGCATCCATCGCCAGGACGGATGCGGCGCAGACGTTTACCGGAACGCAAACTTTTGCCAGCCTGACCGCCTCCAGCGCTGTTGCGACGGATGCCAGCAAAAACCTTGTCAGCGTCACGAACAACGGCACTGGCAACAACGTTCTGACTACTTCTCCTGTCCTCGTAACCCCGAATGTCGGTGCGGCGACCGCAAGCAGCATCACCTTCTCGACCACATCGGGAATCGTAGGGACGGTGACAAACGATAATGCTGCAACTGGTAGCGTCGGAGAGTACGTTGAGAGCGTCATTGCCTCTGGTTCTGCCGTCTCCATCACAAGCGGCGCCGCGAAGGATCTGACCTCCATAACCCTTTCTGCTGGTGATTGGGATGTGGATGGTGTCTTGCAATATTTGTTTCCAGCAAGCACCAGCTACACATTCCTGGAAGCTTCGATATCTTTGACGGCCAACACAGTTGATACGACCAACGGGAGGGCCGTGATCCTCGTAGTGCCCGCGACCGTTCCCAGCGCTGGCATTACCGTCAGCGCCGCCGTTCCACCGCTGCGCTTTAGCCTATCTGGCTCGACCACAATCCATTTTGTTGGGTTGGCGCTGTTCACGGTCTCTACGCTGTCCATGTACGGCATCGTTCGGGCTAGGCGGGTGCGCTAATGGGAACGGAGAGGTTTTACAAGCCGGGCTCGTTCTATCGAATTTGCGATCGGACAGGATTCGCGACTCGCGCTGAACGAACCCGCTCGGAATGGAATAACCTGATCGTCTCTGATCGGGTCTGGGAAGCTCGGCAACCTCAGGACTTCGTCAAGGGTGTCGCTGATAATCAGACCGTTCCCTTCGCGCGTCCACGGCAACCAAACCCCTTTGTCAGTTCGTCAACAGCGGCGCAATTCCAAGTATTTGGCGACCTCCCAACCGGGCCATCTTTTGAAGTTCAGGGCGGAAAATTGAACGTGCTGCATGCCTCTGCCGTGGTAAGCGCGGCCAATTTCCCGAGTGGGTTCTGATGACAACTTCCGGAACCTCCTCATTCTCCTATAATCGCGACCAAATCATCAAAATGGCCTACCGGAAGCTGGGCGTTATCAATGCCAGCGAAACGCCGGCCCCGCAGATGGTTCAGGACGCCTCAGATGCCCTTAATTTGTGGGTCAAGGCGCTCAATGCCACGGGCTTGCACATCTGGACGGAAGAGGAAGCTATCCTGTTTCTCCAGCCGGGCCAGGTGTCCTATTCCCTCGGTGGGACCACAACTGACAACTGCACGGGAAGCTATTCGGCAACCACGCTGTCAACGTCTGCCGCCTCTGGGTCGTCCAGTGTTGCCGTTGCCTCAACGACGGGATTCGCTACGGGGTACTATGTCGGCGTCGTGCTCGATAGCGGGATCATTTTTTGGACGACCCAGAATGGAGCCGTGTCGGGTAGCTCAATCCCACTTACGGCGACATTGACTGGGGCTGCGTCCAGCGGAAATGCGGTCTATGTCTACCAGACCCAGATCATTCGACCGCTCCGTGTGGTTTCGACGCGCCGTTACAATTTTGCAAGCGCGATCGACACGCAAATGATCCAGATGTCGCGCATCGATTATCGCAACCAGCCGAACAAGACCGCGACTGGCGTCCCAACCATGTCATTCTACGACCCAAGGGGCGGCGCGAATACGCAGGGCACGATGAGCGTTTGGCCTGCGCCGAGCGACGTGACAAACGCCATCAAAATGACGTGGTGGAGGCCGGTTCAGGATTTCACATCGGCGGCGAATACGCCTGATCTTCCCCAGGAATGGGGGCTTTGCCTAGTTTGGAATCTGGCAAAGGAAATGGGGCCTGAATTCGACGTTACTCCCACGCGTTGGGCGATGATCAAGGAAATGGCAGCCGGCCACCTTGATAATGTCTCGGGCTGGGATCGAGAGCCGGAATCGTACCTGTTCGGCCAGGATAACAGTCAGGTATGACCGTTATCCAGTTCGCGACGAACTCTTACAATTCGCGATCTCTACCACTGTCGGCTCAGCGCGTGGTCAATTGTTACGCTGAGAAAGAGCCGCCTGACGCAAAGACGCCGATTGCTGTTTTTGGGTCTCCAGGCTTGCTTCCGTTTGCTTCATGCGGCGTTGGTCCGGTTCGTGGCTATACCTTCATGAATGGCGTGGCCTATGTTGTGTCAGGGCAGCGTCTCTACAGCGTGACTTCGGCGGGGGTAGCAACGGACATTGGCGGCGCTATCGGCGGAACTGGTTTCACGCCGATGGCGAACAACGGAACGCAGGTCTGCATTGTTAACGGAGCCAACGGCTTTATTTGGTCTGCCACGAGTGGTTTCCAGGTCATCACCAGCGCGAACTTCTATCCGGCCAATACGGTCACGTTCTTTGACAACTACTTCGTGTTCGATAGGGCCAATACCAATCAGTTCTTCATTTCGGCGTCTCTTGACGGGACGACTTTCAACGGAGCGGACTTTGCTTCGGCTGAAGTGTCGAGCGACTACGTTCTTTCGATCGTCAACCAGCAAGAAAATCTGCTAATATTTGGGCAAAAGACCATTGAGAGTTGGTATGATGCCGGCGCCGTAAACTTCCCATTCCAGAGAACGGGCGCCAGCACGATCGAACGCGGCACGGCAGCGGCACTGACGCCAATCAAGGAAGACAATTCGGTTTTCTTCCTCGGCGACGATCTCATTTTCTATCGGATAAATGGCATCAACCTACAGCGGGTCAGCACGCACGCCATCGAGCAGGCATTCCAGTCCTACGCGACAGTTTCTGACGCCTATACGTTCTCGTACACGTTCGAAGGTCACAAGTTTATCAATCTTGTGTTTCCTAGCGCAAATGCCACGTGGGTCTTGGATATCGCGACCGGCTTTTGGCACGAGCGTGAATCGTGGGATCTGAATAACAATTCCTATGGCCGCTGGCGCGGGAATTGCTGCCTGACAGCCTTTGGCAAGGTTTTGGTCGGTGATGCCTATTCCGGCCAGATTGGTTATCTCGACGCCAACACGTTCACAGAGTTCAGCAACACGATGCGGGCTTTGATGACCTCGCCTCCGATCCATAAGGATAGGAAGCGGGTTTACATCTCCACGCTAGAGCTTGATATCGAAAGTGGCGTTGGCGTGGTTTCTGGACAGGGCAGCGATCCTCAGATCATGATGGATTACTCTGTCGATGGCGGACGAACCTACAAGAGCCCGCAAATCTGGAGTTCGCTAGGCGCGATCGGCGCCTATCTGCAACGGGCGAGGTGGTTTCGGCTCGGGCAGGCAAGGCAATGGGTTATCCGGATCATGATCAGCGACCCCGTCAAGCGGGTCATTATCAGCGCCAACGCCAACATTACTGTTGGTGAATCGTGACGATTTCTGCCGCCGCCCAGGTGCCGTCATTGCTGCAACCGCAGCAGCGAACGCCATTTGTCGATAGTGCGACATTGTTGACCAATAATGGTTGGCAGACGTTGCAAGGCACGTTCGGATTCATCAACGGGATGAACCGGATCATCCCCTGCAATGCTTCCGGGACAAATATCATCACCTTGACCATGCTGGACGTGTCGCCGTTGGTTCAGGGCTATTGTGCTTTCGATTCCTACCGAGCGGTTGCCGCAAATACGACGACGGGTTCTGTAACCGCCTTGGTCGCCACTCCGCAAGGAAATCTCGGAACTCTCAAGGTATACAAGTTGAACGGCGCGGCCCAGGCTGGAACTGGAGATATCACATCCGGTCTTTTGTATGAGTTCATTTATGTGGACTCGTTCGATAGCGGCAATGGGGGGTTTGTTCTGCGATGAACCCGAAGGTTTGGCAGCTCGAAGCGCTGATTCAGCAACTGCCGCAATGCGAGATCGGCATTAGCCATTATTTCGCAGAAGGGGTCTACGCAAGGGAAATGCGGGCTCCTGCCGGCGCGGTTGTGACAGGCAAGATCCATAAGCACAGCCAGATCAACATTCTCTCGTCTGGCACCATGAGCGTTGTTCTCGAAGATCGTACAGAGGAAGTCTCGGCGCCGTTTACGATCGTCGCGCCCGCTGGTTCAAAGCGGGCGTTCTTCTGTCATACGGACTGCGTTTGGACGACGATACTTGGCACGCACGAGCAAGACCCCGACAAGATCGAAGCAGAACTTACAACCAACTCGGAACGGGAGTTCCTTGAGTTTACCAAGCTGATCGGAAAATCGTAGATGGCATTTTTCGTAAGTGGCGCAATCATCGGCAGTGGATTGATCGGGGCGAGTGCATCGCTCTACGCTTCAAATAAGCAATCTGAGGCCGCCGGAAATGCGCTTAATTTCCAAAAGCAGACCTTTGACACCAATCAGCAGAACATGCGCGCGGCGCAAGGCACCTTGCAGCCGTATTTGGATATCGGCAAGAACGCGACCTACACGCTAGGGCAATTGACCGGGGCAAACGGCAATACCCAGCCGGACTATTCCTCGTTCTTCAAAGACCCTTCCTATGCATTCACCCAGCAGCAAGGCGAGCTCGGTATTGAGCGCGGCGCCAATGCTCGGGGCCTCAACTTGTCCGGCGGCGCTCTCAAGGATCTGGCGACATTCAACAGCGGGTTAGCTTCCCAGCAGTACGGGAATTATTTCAACCGACTGATGGGCCTTGCTGGTATCGGACAGACTGCGACCCAGACGAATGCGAACCTTGTCACCGGCAACGCCTCGACCAACACCACGGGGGCAGGCCAGATCGGCAATACAATGATGGGCCAGGGGCAGGCCCAAGCATCCGGCGCAGTCGGTGTCGCAAACGCGGCCAATGGCGCGGTCGGAAATTCGCTCATGTACAATTACATGAACCGCAACCCCAGTGCTTATGGCACTAGCGAGGCGTATGGCGGTGGTGGAGCCTGGGGCGGTAGTTCTTCCAATCCTCTCGCGGGGTTGAGCGCGTCTGATTATGGAGCCGGCTTCTAATGGCTGAAATCGACAACTCGCTCGCTGCAAGCATCAAGCCGCTGGATGTTGGCGGCGCACTTGCAAAGGCTGCCCAGCTCCGTGAGGCCACGGCCAATGCTGATCTTGCCCAGCAGCGCTTCCAGCACAACGAGCGGGAATATGGTGAGAATGCCGGGCTGACTTCTGGCGAGCGGGCCACGATGTCCAAGACCCAGCAAGAGGCCATGGGTCCGATCGGCAATATCCTGGCGAACGATCAGAGCCCGCAGGCGCGGCAGCAAGCCATCAGTCTCGCCAAGCGGGCTGGTATCCCAATGGACGACATGACAGCCGGCCATCTGATGTCGGCCCCTCCCGAGCAGATCAAGCAGTATGGCTTGAACGCCCAGAGGCTCGGACAGTCGTCGTCGTTGAATATTGAGCAGAACCCCAAGGCAATCGCTCAGCGGGCGCAGGGACATGCTGGCGGCTCCGAGCTTGGTACAATGTATGGCCCTGGTGGAGGCCCCTCAGAGGCCGCGCCTGCGGCTCCAAGGGGCGGTCCAGCGCCGGCCGGCGCCAATGCGCCTCCTGGAGTCGTCCCGGCTCCAGCGGCTGGCCTTAGCCTTCAGGAACGCAAGCTGGAGGCGGCAGGCAATGCCCAAAAGCGCGTTGACGAGTTTAACCAGTATCGGCAGGAAAATGAGGGAGCGGGCGTCCAGAAGGTTGCCCTGCGTCAACTCATGTCCGACGCCGAGCGGGTTCGAACTGGCGCTGGCGCTGATAAGGAACAGGCGGCTCGAAAGTGGCTGCTTGCGGCCGGCCAAGTCATACCCGGTCTAAGCGGCCTTGCGGACAAGGTTGCAGACCCCGTGGCAGCCTTTGAGAGCATCAACAAGAACGCTGGCTTGATCGCCCGCACCGCCATCAAGCAGGTTGGCGGAACGGCGGCCTCCGAGCTCGACGCAATTTCCAAGTCGCTTGTCGGCACGGAAACCTCGCAGAAGGGCATCCAAATCAACGCATCCCAGCTTGTCGGACTTGAAACTTATAAACAGGCTCGCTTCCAAGCTGCCCAGCAGTACCAGGACGCCAACGGCACTTTAAAGGGCTTTGCGGCTGACTTTAACCAGAAGGCCGGGCCGGCGGCTTGGGTCTATATGTCGCTTCCGCCGGAAGAGCGCGCCAAGGTTGGCGAGTCCATGCGTAAGAGCCCGGATGGTCAGCGGACACTTAAGTCGATCGCCAAGCAGCTCAAATTCATCCACGACAACAAGCTTGATGAAGGTGTCGAGTAATGGGGTCGGCTGCCGACGCTCTTTCGGATTTGACGGGTGTCAAGCCTGTCACCAGGCCGACGCAGGCGCAGAAGCTTGATTTGCAGCCAACCGACACCGGATCGGCAGCTAATGCATTGCGCTCGCTGTACGGCATCGAGCAGCCGACGACCTTTTCTGATCGCTTTGCGCCTGCTGAAGAGCGCCCATTGGAACGGGTTGAGTCGAACGCCATCCCGCAAAAGGTCGGTGTCTACGGCCATATCCTTTCGGATGTTCTGAACGTACATGCGGGCGCGCAGCAGGGCACGACGCCAAACCCGCAATATTACAAGAAAACGCTATCGTCAGACATCTACGAAAACGACTCCGGCGATATGACGTTCAAGGACGCCAGCGGCAAATTCATTACCGTTGATCCGTCGAAACATGTCGTTTTGCTCGATCCGACCGATGCAAGACCGAAGGTCTATGAACGGTCCAAGGACACGGATGAAGGCTTTCTGACTTCTGCTGGCCGTTTGGTTGGGCAGGGGATGGCAACCGGCGCCCCTGTCAGCCGCGCGTCCCAGGCCGTCAAGGCGGCCGGGGAGGGTGTCATTGAGGCGTCAAGCCGCCTCTCACAAACCGGCGCGCCCGTTGTCGTTCCACGCGCCATCTCCAGCGATTCTCCTATTGCGCAGGAGGCCGGGGCGATCGTGCGCAACGTGCCCATCGCGAATGCCCCTCTGACCAAGGCGGCAGAGAATACGCTGTCGCAGTTGGGAGAGAAGTCGGCGGAAGTGGCTGGAAAGTATGGCTCTGCGGCGTCCGCTGATGCGGCAGGAAATACCGCCAAAGAGTCCATCAAGGACTGGATTACGAAATCCAGCCGGGCCAATGAGTCCAAGCTTTATGATCGCGTCGACTCCCTGATCAATCCGAATGTCAGGGGCACGCTCGGGAAAACCGAGGCTATCGCAAACACGATCAACGCCGAGCGCGATGCTGCGGCATTGGGTGAGAGCGGCGCCGTTAAACAGGTACAAGCCGCTATAGATCGGGGCGGATTGACCTATGATGGTGTCAAAAAGCTCAGGACAACGATCGGAGAGCAGCTTGACTCCGGGATCTTGCCGGATGGCGTCTCGAAGGGCGAACTGAAGCGCATTTATGGCTCTCTGACAGATGATCTGAAGGCAACCGTTGAAGCCTCTGGTAACAAATCGGCACTGGAGGCGTTCAACCGAGCCAACACCTATTCGCGGCTGGCTAACGAGCGCCGCGAGAGCTTGGCAAAGATCGTCGGATCGCATGGCGATGCGCCGGCCGAGGCCGTCTTTGACAAGATCAAGACCATGGCCGGTAGTTCGTCACGCGCCGACATCAGCAAGCTTGTCCAGGCCCGCAAGGTTATGGGCTCAAGCGATTGGAATGAAGTGGGCTCGACCATCGTTAGCAAGTTGGGCCGTGACGTAGAGGGCAATTTTAGCCCCCGGCGTTTTTTGACCGACTACGGGAAAATATCGGATGCCGGAAAGAACATCCTGTTTCGTTCTGGTGGCAAATCCTCGCTCGCGGATTCGCTGGATGACATCGCGACGATCTCCAGCCGGTTTAAGGAACTTGAGAAGTACGCAAATCCAAGTGGAACGTCTCGAAGCATGATGGGCGGTCTGATTGGGGCCGGAGGTTTTGCCTCGGTTAAGGCTGCCATCGCGACCGGATCAGTTGCAGAGCCCCTAACGATGTTAACTACCGTTCTCGGCGGCCGGGCGCTGGCGAGCTATCTGGCGAGCCCAGCGGGTGCCTCCTCTATCGCCAAATGGTCACGGGCAAACCTCTTGCTCAATCAGGCGCCGACGCCAGCAAGGCTGGCTGCCTTTGAAACCGCATCGAGGAACTTGATTTCGACCACGGGAGCGAACGTTTCCGTCCCTGACTTCCTAAAGGCGCTTCAATCTCCAGCGGCAAGCCGCGCCAACGAGAATGAAGTTCCAGGGAAACCAGGCCAGTAAAATCACGAGCACGCAATAGACCAATAGGGCGCCTTTCCGGGCGCCTTTTTCTTTGGGAGCCGCAATGTCCAATCGCTTCTACTCCTCTAACCAGCAGTTTTGCGACGGGACTGGTGCGCCCTATGCCGGCGGATCGCTTGCGTTCTATGCTTCGGGCACATCGACGCCTCTTGCGACATATTCGGACTCGGCCCTCACGATCGCCAATGCCAATCCGGTTGTGCTGGATTCCGCCGGCAGAGCAGGCAACATCTTCCTGCAAAATCTGGCATATAAGGTAGTCCTTTCCGACGTTAACAGCAATCCGATATGGACCGCCGATCCGGTCTATAGCTCGGACTATTCGACTAGGGCCAAGCTGCTTTCGGGGGCGGGAAGCCCGAATGGTAACACCGCTGGAACGGCCGGGTCTGCCTCGATTGGCGCGGACACCTATTGGGATACGACCAACAACATTCTTTATGTCTGCACGCAGACGGGTACGACCTCTACGGCAGTTTGGACGGCTGTCAATTCCGCGTCAGCGGCTGCGATTACTCCGGCTCCGCAAGGTTATCTTACGCCTGTTAGCGGGTTGCCGGTCATCAATTCCGATTCGATCAGCGTCACCCAGATTTATTATACGCCCTTCGTCGGCAACCTGATCCCGGTCTACAACGGGACAAGCTTCGTACCGACCGTATTTTCCGAAATCAGTCTTGCGCTTGTTTCCCAGCATGCGGCCAGCACGATCTATGATGTGTTTGTCTTTAACAATTCCGGAGTTCTGACGCTCGCCACTGGGCCGGCTTGGAGCGCGTCCACGGCCGGCGGCGGGTCGCGCGGGGCTGGTGCGGGAACCACTCAGCTATCCCGCCTAAACGGTCTTTGGGTGAACACTGTTTCGATGACGGGTCGAAATGGTTCGACCACATATACGATCCCGGCCAGCCAAGGGACTTATGTTGGCTCAATCTTCATCGATGGATCTGCTGGTCAGGTCAGTTGCTATCGGTCTTATGGTCAATCCCGGAAATGGGGTGTCTGGAACGCCTACAATAGGCAATCGATCTATTTGAAGGCTGGCGATTCCACCTCGTCTTGGTCGTTAAACAACGCGACAGGACTTCATGCCGTAAACGGCAATGCAGCCAACAGCCTTACGGTTTTCGCTGGGTTGCCCGAGGAATTGGTTGACTTTAGATACAGCGCGCGAGCGTCGGCTTCGCCAACAACTGGCCTTATCGCAACTGTCGTTTCTGGGATTGGCTTTAACAGCACGTCTAGCACGTCGGGCAACGTCGGCAATTTTACTGAGTCACCAAGCGGCGCCTCATACACCTTCGTGCGTCAGATCAATGCTGAATATCTATCTACAACGTGGATAGGTATCAACACGGCCACAGCACTTGAAACTTCTCAGACATCAACCACAACGGTCACGATGACCGGGGCCGAGGGAGCGATGCTGCTATCAGCTCAATGGCGCGGTTAGTTGCGCCATCGGCGCTCGATGGAATTCTCGTGCGCCTTCCATGCCGGCAGGCCATCTTCTTCGGTTTGACGTTTGCGCAATCCAAAAATGCCGATCAACAGGACCGTGAAGATAGTCCCGAAGATCCAGCAAGCCATGACCAGCTGACCGTGATCCATATCCGGTACTGACTGCACAAGGGGTTCCTCCCATTACGGGAGGAGTCTAACACCTCAACCACGGATAGAGCAATGGTAGATCTCAACGCGCTCACTCGCGCGAACGCTGATCGCTGGTCCAAAGCCAAGCTGACCCGAAAGACCGCTGCGGCCTTGATCGCCGCCAGGCTCTACAAGGCAAAAACTAGGTACAAGGCCGTTGAGAAACTAACCGGCGTGCCCTGGTGGTTTGTCGCATGTGTCCATGAACGAGAGGCTTCTCAGAACTGGAATACTCAACTCGGGCAGGGCGACCCGCTGGACAGGGTTTCGGTCCATGTCCCCGCCGGCCGTGGACCGTTCACCACATGGGAAGCGGGGGCCGTGGATGCGTTGAAAAACTGCCAGCCATATTCGGCCCGCAATAAAGACTGGAGCATTGGCGGGGCTCTGGCTGCCTTTGAAGCATACAACGGGCTGAAGTATTTCGTTGCGGGCCGCCCGTCGCCTTACGTGTTCTCCGGCACATCGATCTATGACCCCCCGACTGGCCCCGGTGGCAAGGTGGTGGTTGACCACGGCCCGATTGAGAACGTTGTCGATAAGCAGATGGGCTGCGCCGCCATGCTGATGGCCCTCATGGCGATTGACCCGACCATCACGTTTACGGGTACAAAAATCACTCCTGCCCCGGAACCCAAGCCATCCATCACGAACCCGCCGAAAGGCTCGATCGGCGATTTCGTTGCAACCCTGATCGCAGCCATCCTGAGGATATTCAAGAAATGATTGCCAAAATCAAAGCCGCCGCGCTCTGGGTCTGGAACTGGATCACGGTTCTGGTTGCAACCATCATGGGCGTGCTGAGCGAGGCCGTTAAATATATCGACCATCTCACGGGCATGGATTGGTCTCAGGTCGTCTCGAAAGAACGTGCTGTGGCTATAGTGTTCTGGACTGGTGTTATCAAGGCAATCGTTGCGACTTGGCAGGCGCAGAAGGCCAAGAGCTAGTGTTCGCCTTCGCATCTCTGATCTTCTCGTTTCTCGGCGGACCTGTCGCCAAGGCGTTGATCGAGGCGTATCACGCCAAGCTCGACACTGAAACGAAAGACAACAAAATCGCCGCCGATCTAGCTGGCGCCGAGATCGCTGCGCAGGCTTCCGAGACACAGGCTATCACGCAATACCGTATCGCAGAGCTCGGGCATTGGTCTGAGCCTGACAAGTTGATGGGATACTTTGTTGCAGCCTATTTCGGCAAGCTCCTGATCTGGGACAAGGTGCTCGGACTCGGGACGACTGATCCGCTCGCAGGGTTTGCGGCAGTCACGGCGAACCTAGTCGTGTCGTTCTATTTCGCAAAGCGCGGCTTCGAGAACGTTGCTCGGATTATCCGCAAATGAATGACAAGACGGACACCACAATCCTTCTGGATATCTACGAGCGTCTAGGTTCGATCGAAGCCAAGATGGGTGCCGTTGAAAAGTACGAGCCTCGAATTGTGCAGCTTGAGAAATTCGAGGGGAAAATATCCGCCTACATCTGGGTTGGCGGTTCCATCGTGTCAGGCGTTCTGTTCTTCCTCTGGGAGGGCATCAAGTATGTCCTCGAAAACGGGATAGGTCAGTGGCTGCATCGCTGAAGCTTTCAATGGCCCTCACGGGCCTTTTTCTTTGCCTGCCAGCGCAAGCTAGAGACAATGGACAATGGGAAGATAACGAGGTTAGCCGTTGGTACAAATCACTGATGCAGCCGGACGTTCCAACGCTCTCATGTTGCGGAGAGGCTGACGCCTATTGGTGCGATGATATCCACGTCAAAGGCGATAAGGCGTATTGTCGGATTACTGATAATCGTCCTGATGCTCCTCTCGGTCGTATACATCGTGAGATCGGCGAGGAATACGAAATCCCGCCGAACAAGCTGA